CAAGTTAGGGCGGAACCGTAGAAAGCTGATGACCGAAGGCGACACGTTGTTGTCGATAGCCCACTTAGTCCAGTCATCGATCAACGTATCCAACTCAAGGACAGTCTCACGATCCCGAAGCTGAGACAGCACACGGTTCGATCCAGCCCTGTCAGACTGACGGTTGCCAGTCGATACGAACATCACACCCTCAGGTACTTGATGCCCATGCAACTCACGCTGCTGGCATATGTTCGCCATAACTTTCTGCAAGTCACCGCTACACTGGTTGCGGTCATCGAAGCAGATGATACCCTCAAAGTCAGGGTCAGAGGGGAACCAGTCGGGTAGTTTGTAGGACAGCTTGTCACTGTTCTCTTTCGGAAACAGTATACCAAAGTCCTCGACCAACATGGTCGGCATGTGACGGTGGATGTATTCGATACCCAAGTCCTCTGCAACTTGTTGTACGATACTGGTCTTACCCCCACCGGGTGCGCCCTCAATACACACAGTACGACGGCGTGACCACAGATCCTTGATGGTCTGTGCAACTACTTCTGCTCTCATATGTCATCTCCTTGATAACGATGGTGATCTGGTCCTACCGAAACGGTAATACCTTCCCTACCCAAGAACCACTTATGGTCTTTGGCTTTCATCTTGTCGCTGAAGAACAGCGGCTCACCACCATCACCTTTGATGACTGCTCCGCTACTGTCCTTGAGGACAAATAGTTTCAACGCTTTACTCATAGCGCATCCTTTCATTGAGAAACCTGTCTCATCAGTATGGGTAGGTCATCTCCCATAGAAGCCAGCATGATGCTGGCGTTTCGACTTATTTGAGTGGGAGGGTTGGAAACCCAGTCCAAAGTATGTTTACAGGTTTAACCTCCCTCTCCAACATACTGTAGTACTCATCATCGGTCATGTTCTCATAACCGATACCACCGCAGTCTGTACACTGACAGTCATCTGCATGATCGGCATGGATATCCTCACCATACCGATAGAACCAACAACCTAGAGCATAGAAGCGAGAGAACACTCGCCAAAGGGATAACTCAACGAACACATACCCTAACCAGTCACACAACCACATCTTAAACTTAGCCATACTTTTCATTAGCTACTCCTTACAGAATCATATCCAGAACGTGGTTACTATTCAAACGAGCAAGCTGTTGCCTCATGTATACCCCAGCTTGAAACCCATCGGCACTGGACATCATATCAATGATCTCGTTGTCCGACTTACGGATGATGGCGTAGGTTGTATCACCCCAAGAATCTTTCTTGGTGGTCAGCTTGTAAGGAACTTCACTCATTGCGACTGTCTCCTCGTATTTAAAACATTGCTTGGCGTTCATTTAATCATGCCTGTTCGCTTGGCATACTGCTCAAAGGCATAGTCACGTTCGATCAAATCTGAAACGTGTTCCTTAACAGTCTCGATGAAGAACTTAACATCGAACTTGATGCCATAACGATCTTCCGCATCATGCACTTCCTTCGATGTAACGAACTCATGGGAACGAAACATCGGTGAAGAACATGAGACAACTTTAAAGTCATACCCCAAAGACCACTCATCTTTGGTTCGTTTAGCTAACGTGACACCGTTCCGTGGAACAACTCTCAATTCATACTGCTTCATACTTACCTCCTGTAAGTCCACAATAATATATAACCGCCGAAGCGACCCAGACCTTGCCACGCCCCGCCGATTTTGTCAACCGACCCCTAAGTAGACAGGGCATAAGATAGAGAAGTCAAGTGTAAGTTAGAATGTTGACTAGAGTTATGCTAAGTTTAACCTATTGATATTGCTCGATAAATAAGTAACTTGACATGATCGTAGTTAAAATAGTCAACATTTTGTAACTTATCAGGCACTACATTTTTTATGCCAAGACCTTACATACCCAAAATATTTTGCAGACAAAGGACTTTTACTTTCAACTTAACTATTTTAACTATTCTATCTACTATCTTGTTAAGTTAAGGTAGTTAATACATTGATATCATTGGTACTTTACATGGTATTTTGTTAAGTTATAGAGCCCATCGTTATGTAACATCTTTCACTTGTTTGGTGTCAAGTATACTGTGGTACAACATATTGTGCTGCAATATCAAATACTTAGCTTATCTTGTACCTTGTAAAGCTATACCTAAATAACGTGAGCATACAATCCGCGAGCTCATACCTACCGATGTATGGGGGGAAGTAAAAAACAAAAAAGAAAGCCCCGCACCCCGAAGGATGCGAGACCGTAGTCGTTACGAAGTGAGGATTTCTCCCATAAGTAGGAACATCACCATCAAGTAGTACATTACCGCGGCTCCGACTATTGCTGCCACTATGTGCCAGAAGTAGACGTCTACGCCCCAGATCTTTCCAAGCTTTCGCATAGTATTCTCCTAATGCGGGGGGCCGAAGCCCCCCTAGGTTTTAGTTGCCGTACCAAGTACGATGGTTTTCAGCAACATGCTCCGCACCATCATATTCGTCGATGTGCCATTTACCTGCCACATCATCAGGTAGCTCTGTGATACCTAATTTGGCACCCAAGCCATGAGCTTCATCGCCTAGCTCTTCAACGATAGCAACAAGGTGCTTATCATCGCGGGCAATGTCCCGATCCCACTCATAATCAGTACCGGCCCGCTTATTGTATTCAGCTAAAGCTTCATCACTGAGGCCGAAGCCACCATAACAGGTGTTGACTACAACTTTAAACATATCAGTCTCCTAATGCGGCGGGGGCCGAAGCCCCCGCCTAGGTTTCAACCGATCTGCAAGTAGACCGGATGTTTCGCGGATGATTTACGATGTTCCTTCACTGCTAGCTCAGCGTCGAGTAGCGAGCGGTAGGTATCATAAACCGTCCCGTTCGGACTCTCGTAGCGGACCGTGATCAGCTTGCGAGAGATGGGTCGGGGGAGCCGAAGCTCCCCTTTCCCGGTTACCTTACTTCCGCGCATACTTGCCCGGCTTCTTAGCCCGAGGCGTAAACGTCGTGGTGTTTCCGTCCCGGGGCTCGAAGAAAGCCAAGTATGGTGCCGGAAACCCCGGCTTGAAGCTGACCAGTAAGACCGGATCAAGAGTTTCAGCGAACTTGCTGACCTGAGCTGGGCTGTACGGGCCTTTCTTAGCCGATGGTACGAAGGCGTTGATCTTAACCTTGTCCGCCTTAGCGAACTTGATTAAGTCTTGAACCAACGCGTCCTCATCACCGAGCGCGTAGTCGGTGCCAGTGTTGAGAACAAGGTTTCCATCTTTCATGGCGTTTATGCGGACGCCACCGCTTGTGAGTTTTGGAATTGTCTTAACTCCTAGTAAGGTTACCCCACCTCACCATGAGGCGAGGGTCGAATTGAACCGTTTGCCACGTTGTCTCGCAGCTTTTTGCTTTTCTTGTTTCCAGCGGGTCCGTACACTTTGCTTGCGTCCCTTGGCCGGGGTCCGTTCCCGGGTTTGTGTCGTGTTCGTTTCGACAACTGCATACTGCAACATGTTCTGGGGATTGTATACTGACGCCCCTAATCCCGAGCTATCTGGCCGGATCGACTCCGCGTATGTAGGGCGCGAGCTATCTGGCCGGACCTATGTTTAGCTATCTGGCCGTGTCCAAGGCGAGGGGGCACTTGGACTGCCAGCGCATAGCGTACCCCATAATGAGTAAACCGCTTATAACAAGACCCCAAAAAACAACGTGTAAAGTTACACGATTTGTTCTATTTTTCCGCCGCTTGACAAAAAATTTTAGCTTCCGCATACTGCGCGGAGGAGGTTTAGATGGTTGCATTGATCCTAATACCTATCGCGTTCGGCCTTATAAATTATGAGTTCTTCGAGCAGGCCAACAAGGATATTGAACGGGGTGCCCGCTGGCACTACGTAGGTACACAACCTCTAGATTCTGATGCGAAGTCTATCCCAATGCGGGAGACCGCGGATAGCGAACCCTTCATTATATGGAAGTTAAAGGTAGATCAGTAATGGCTATTACACGGGCTGGTGAAACTTTCTCAGGATACAACAAACCAAAGCGGTCCCGCAAAGGCGGGAAGAAATTTGCTGTGTTGGCGAAACAGGGCGATACCGTAAAGTTGATTCGCTTCGGTGATGCGAACATGACAATTAAGAAAGATCAACCGGGGCGGCGGAAGTCGTTTCGTGCCCGGCATAAATGCGATACTAGTCCACCGAGTAAACTGACTGCCCGTTACTGGTCCTGTAAGAAGTGGTGAGTAGCTATGGCAAAACTCTGTGCGCGAGGTAAGGCTGCGGCGAAACGGAAGTTCAAGGTATACCCGAGTGCGTATGCGAATATGTACGCAAGTGCGGTGTGCAGTGGGAAGGTGACGCCCGGCGGCAAGAAATCCAAATCTAAATCGAAGACCAAGAAGGCTACGTCCCGGCGGCGTACCGGCGGTGCGAGGGCAGCATGAGTCTGCGGCGTTGGGTTGATGAGAAGTGGGTTGATATCGGTGCGCCCAAGAAGAATGGGAAGTATCAACCCTGTGGGCGGAAGAAGGGGGATGGGCGTAAGTACCCCAAGTGTGTGCCGCTTGCCAAGGCGAAGAAGATGAGCGCTGCAGAGAAGCGGAGTGCAGTTAGCCGTAAGCGTGCAGCAGGTAATACGGGGCCAAAGCCTAAGAACGTTGCAACTTTTAAGAAGAAAAAGTCGGCATAGCATGGACACTCTCCCACTTTCCTATCACGACTGGTCCGATCGTCTGGCGATGGATGTGGCTCTTATGCTGGAAAACAGTGGAGAGTCTATCGATGAGGTTATGGCCCGCCATAACATTACTATCGATGATATGGGCCGGTTCAATACGGATAAGGTGTTCCTGAAGAAAGTTGAGGAGCTTCGCGGTGAGATCCGTGCCAATGGCATGACGTTCAAGCTTAAGGCAAGGGCACAGGCTGAAGAACTTCTTACAACAAGCTGGACGTTGATACACTCTCCGGATGTCAGTGCGGCCGTCAAAGCTGACCTCATCAAGTCTACTGTTAAGTGGGGTGGGCTAGAGCCGAAGCCTACCGACTCGATGGATGGCGGCGGTTCCGGTGGTGTATCCATCACGATCAACCTTGATCAGAAACCTGTATCGGAGGCGATGAAGGTTATCGATAATGCAGCTTGAGTTTACATCGCTGTATAAAGGGTTTCCGGCGCGGGTGTTTGATACGACCGTGGAAGCGGCGCGGTTCAGTCGGCAGTTGCTGACTCGGACGATACCGTTTCGGATGCACCTCATACCTCCCAATAGGCGGCGACGTACGGCTCTGCGGACTGTTGTCGTTTTACTTGACACAACAAGTTCTGATGCGGAGTTGCATTGATGGCGTATGATATTGACTACACGCCGACTAGAGTCTGCGGTGAGTTCATGTTGGATAACTCCAAGATGCGGGTACTCATGGGACCGGTTGGAAGTGGGAAGTCTGTTACCTGTACGTTTGAGATGATTCGCCGTGCCGGGCAGCAGGATAAAAACTCGCAGGGTGTACGCAAAACCCGTGTGGCTGTTGTTCGTGAAACAGCACGGCAGTTGCAGGATACAACGATAAAAACATTTTTGGATTGGTTTCCACCCGGGATTTGCGGGCGGTATATGCGTACCACCAAGACCTACTTCTTTGAGGTGGGCGATGTACAGTGTGAGATTATGTTC